ATTTGCAGCGGCGGAATCTTTATTGTATTTATTCCAAGCTATTTTATCTGAAATTTTTTTAGCAGATGGTATTATTTTTGCTAATTTGTTAACTATTTCTAAAGGGATTCCAGCATTCTTTTCACGAACTTCATCGTTTAGTTTTTCTAAAGTCTCACGTCTGTCATAGCTTGTGTTAACTGGGTCATAACCAGCTATAAGAGTTTCAGCCCAATCTGGTGCTTCGTTAAAATTAAAAAATTCGTCTTCCATAGTTTCTCCTAAAATTGAACTCCCATAGCACCAAGTCCTGACATGACGTTGCCAGCAATTGATAAGCCTTCCATAAATGCTTCAGCTCCGACGTTACGCATAACAGGTTGTGGAGGTGCAACATCTGGTATTGGTTTAAATGCAACCTTGACAAATGCTTCATCTTTAAATGATTTGTATTTTGATATTGCTGCTGAACTCTTACGAGCCAACTCTCTATCGTTAAGAGTTAATTTCCTAGCAATTTCACTTACATCTCTGCCATACTTGGCATAGTCTATAGTCCCTCTTCTTCTAGTAGATTGACCAGTTTGACCAGATGCAACTAATTGTCCATAAGTACTATTTTCTTGTAACTTTCTAAATAGTTCGGCGTACTTAAGTTGAGCGTCACCTCTTGCAAGATTCATAGCTTCTTGTTGTTCAACTCTTACATTTGCTTGAGCTAGACCAGCATTCTGTACATCCTCTTCATATTTAACTTTTTGAGCATTGTAAATAGATGTGCGTTGCATCCATTGACGTTCTCTTCTTTCGTTCTCGTATTTATATCTTCTACGAGCATTCTCATTAGCAGTCTTAGCTGCTGATCCTAAACACACGGCAAAACTCCATAAAGGATAAATTATTAGGTCCGTGTTTTAATTCCCGTAAAAATTTGAACCCTAGGAATCTGAGTAGTTTTATATGAACTCTGTTTCGTTTATCAACGATGTTCCAGAGCAACTTCTCTTGTCTACTTTCCACATATCTTTTAGCTTCTCTAGCAAAAGTTAGTGGGTATTTATGAATAGCTGGTGTACATAGCATCCAGATTCTGCCATCTTCTTGTACGCCGGCTACTCCGGCTAAATCTCCGTTCGGAACTGTGAAATATACGCTGTCACCTATTTCAGTGCATGCTGGTATAGCCACAACAGGATCATGTCCATTACCCTCTTCAACTTCTCTACGGTCATCTAGAAAAAGATTAGAAGCTACATCAAGTGCAGCTTCCAATGTTATTGGGTGAATGTAATTAGACACGTCTATAAAATCTATTTGTAAAGTCTCCTTCCCATGCCAATGAATACAGGGTGGCTGGTGCTGGATGTTCTGATTTAACGTTTACTGTTAAGTTTGTATTTCTCTCGTAACAAGGTACTGTTTCTATAACTTCATTTACTATCGGTAATCTACTTGCAGAAACCACACCAGCTAACGCTAGTTCTTTAGTTTCTGTGAAATCTGGTTTACCTACTCTTTGTAAGGTTGTTGAATAAACTCCTAATGGTCCAAAGCTAAATTTAATTCTATGGACAATAAGAGATGACTTAGCATCAGATCTGTATTTATCTCCTACTTGTTGAGTAACATATATGGTTGGTATTCGTACATCCATTTCATATAGATATCCAATAATAAAAGAATTATTAGACCAGTCTCCACTTATCTCTAAGTTAGATCCATTAACAGTGACCATTGCATATCGACCAAGATCATTTCCTGAATCCGTTTCATAAGCAACTAATTGTTTAGTACTCTCATATCCATTTGGTTTAGGAATAGTAGTTTTTATAGTTGCACTGTTATATGTATTAGAAGCTGACGTTACTGATGATGCATGATCTAAGTGAACACGATATACATAATCATCTGTTGTATCAGCAGTATCTCTTGTATCAGTAACAAAGTGACCGCTATCATCTAATTTCATAGAGTATCTAACAATTTGATCTTTATTATTGTTTCTAGTAACAACAAATAAAGCATCATCTAGCATGCAATGATATTGAATATTTCCTGTTACTGTCCATGTAGTCCATGCTTGTAATAGTCTTTTATCACCAGAAGTAAAATATCTAAAACAATAGATTGTATCTGTATTCTTTTGACTGAAAAATACAACTGAGTTTTCTCTAGATACTGATACTATTTCTACATTTTTATTTAATAATTTTCCTATAACTTTACTTTGATCAATAACCTCTGGTTCTCCTTGTCTAACAACATTAGACATTTCAAAGAAACGTGTAAATTGATTAGCATTATCAATGAATGCAACGGTTGTTCCTAAAGAAATAGGATTAGTTTTCTCATTAAAATTATAAGAAGATACTGCGTTTAGCTTGGCAGTTTCAGGACTTAAAATATCACTATCTGTAGTCAGCATAAATTGCTGATTTTTAGTAAATAATAATAATCCGGCATTAACTTGAATACCGTCATAAACAATAGCTGGATATTCAGAGCTACATGAAAGATCAATAACATCCATAGGTGTGAATGTAGTAGCAGTCTTAGACCAGAAGTTAAAGAACTCGCCAGGTCTTGACATGACTACGTTTTCATCACTTAAGAATACTAATCTGTTTCTAAAAAAAACTAACTGATTAATTTTATTACCTACAAAAGAAGGGTTTGGGTTAGTTAAAGAATCACCTACCTGTGCATTTTCCCAAGTAGCTTGTGAAACAGTGAATGTACCATTAGCTTGTCTTACTAATTGGATAGGCATAGTGCCTTTATCAAACTCGATATTTCTGCCAGGTTTTGCACATTCTTCCCATACTCCATCCCCATCTCTGTCGTTATGACCGAAGAATTTGACGTAGTAATCGTCAGCGTCAGCTTCACTGTTAGCAACTTTTACGACATAACCGTTCTTACATTGGGACGGCAAATCATCTACGTTCTTAACCTGATTAGACATTACTTTAAGCAAGTCACTTGATGGTGCTGTTATGTTGAATGTCCCTTGAGCTGTAGGTCGAGTTATATATAAACCCGTACCTATCATTTTTACTTCGTAACCGTTAGCAGAGTCATCTCTAAATCCATATAAAGCATTAGTTCCTCCATAACTGGTTCCTAATATTCCTGATCTTATATCTCCAAGAATACTTGAAGCAGTTACTGCTGTTTCAGTATCAAAAGGTGTAGGGTTTGGTCTGACTAAACCTAAGTTAGCTTGTACATTTGTAGTACTAATTTTTTCAACAGTAACTTTATAGTAACCATCATCCATCCATACATAAAAGTAATCGCCTTGCTGCCATTCAGCACCACCATAAAGAAGATCAAAAGTAGTAGTGTATCTAGCTTGATATGTAGTTTCTTGATCATTACCTGAACCAGTTGTATATGGAACTGATTGACCTATAGTTCTAATTCTAAAATAAAGGTTTTTACCTCTATTAACTGAGCTACCATTAGAAGCTTTTACATCAATTGTGTATGTATGATTTCCAGAATTAGCTTCATCTGTAAGACTTACTCCATCATCAATATCAAATATTCTTGTTCCTACGTTTGGTGCATATGCATCCCTACCATCTCCAGCACTATCATCACATCTAGTTGACTGAGAAATTCTACTGTTTCTAGCTGGTAAACTTCCATCGGAATTACAATAGTTATTACTTGACTTAACTAAATCAACACTAATTCTTGTAGCTGTAGTAACAGCTGTTGTATTTGTATTATCAAATAAATTAACTGAGTACTGTCTTGCATAAGCTGTCGCTCTTAAATCAATAAAAACTTCAGGAGGTCTAACTGCTTCTATAGTGTTAGACATTGCTACTGTCTTAGTTCTATTGGTTATAAATGTGTAGTCATTAAGAGTTAAAGTCTGTATATCTTGGTCATCACTATGAGATAAATATGTAGCTAATGCACTGGCTGTACTAGAATCATAGTTAACAGTTTGAGCTGCTCCATCACTACATTTCCACATATTTATATCGCCAGTTCTACTAATTTGTCCTATATAACTTTCTGTTTCATCACGGTAATAGCTAAACCATTTACCGTTTGTTTGTGAGTTTAGTGCTGAAGTTCCATTATCACTAATTGATGCAATTAACTTACCTCCTGGACGCTTTAATAAGCCATGTGTTACGTCAGGTATTACATTTTTAGCGACACTAACTTGTCCAGGAATCTTCAGTTCATCTGGCTGTTGAGATAAACCTCCAGTCAGCGTTGGTATTGTTTGAGTAACACTTGCCATTATCTTCTATTTAATATTTGGAACGGTTGGTATGGAGCATATGAAGTTTTCTCCGGCCAGCCCATATAGTTATGGTCGCCTTGACTGCATTCATAATCCATTACGTTTGCTCTAGCAGCTTGCTCTTGTATCTGAAGTAATGCTGCTAATTCTTTATTTGCGACTTGTTGTACAGCTGCACGAACAGAAGCTCGTGAAATAATATATCTCTGAAAAACTGGAGGTACATCTACAAATGGATATAGAGTGACAATATCTAAATATTGATCTTCAGTAAATTGATCAGTATGT